CATAGAATGTTAACAGCAATTTTAATTTTCAAGCATATCGAAAAAAAACACATTCTGAAAGGACACACATATGAACGCATTTGTTAACGCAATCGCAAATCAAGAAGCCCGTACTGCCAATGGCATGAAGGCTCGCAAGTCAACTGCTAAGGCAACTGTTGACCTGTTCTACAAGATCGGTGCAAGCCGTGGTAAGAACATTGTAGGCGACTTTACAGCCGCTTACGTAGAAAATAGTGATGTAGCACTTCGTATCGCACAATGGGCACGTGATGTCCGTGGTGGTGCAGGTGAACGTCAACTGTTCCGAGACATTCTAGTACATCTAGAAAAGCGTGACCCAGACGCCGCTTTGTCTCTGTTGAAGAAGATTCCAGAGGTTGGTCGTTGGGATGACATCTTTGTCTTCACTTCGCCAGTTCTAAAGTCAGCCGCTTACACAATGTTGGGCGATGCCCTACGTGCTAAGAATGGTTTGGCTGCAAAGTGGACTCCTCGTAAGGGTCAAATTGCCGCTGAGATTCGTGCCTTCTTTGGCATGACTCCAAAGCAATACCGTAAGAGCCTTGTGGCACTTACAAAGGTTGTTGAAACCCAAATGTGTGCAGGAGATTGGGATAACATCAACTTCAGTCACGTTCCTTCTGTAGCTGCTCGCATCTACAAGAAGGCATTCAACCGTCACACACCTGCATTTGCAGAGTATGTTGCCAAGTTGGTAAGTGGTGATAAGACTGTTAAGGTTAACGCCAACGCAATCTTCCCACATGATGTGTTGAAGGGCATTGCTCACAGCTACACCAAGCTGGACAAGACCGAGACTGACCATGTGATCGCACAATGGGACGCTTTGCCAAACTACGTGGGTGATGCAAGCATCATGCCAATCGTTGACGTTTCAGGTTCTATGACTTGCCCAGCAGGTAAGAACACAAACGTTCGTTGTTTGGACGTTGCAGTTTCACTAGGTTTGTACCTAGCAGATAAGAACAAGGGCGTGTTCAAGGACACATTCTTGACTTTCTCAGACAAGCCACAACTAGTTACTCTAAAGGGTAACATTGTTGAAAAGTGCGACCAAATGAGCCGTAGCAACTGGGAAATGAGTACTAACCTACATGCAGCTATGAAGAAGATTCTAGATGTTGCGGTTAAGAACAATGTCCCACAAAGCGACATGCCAGCCATGTTGCTAATCTTGTCAGACATGCAATTCAACCAATGCGCTCGTTTCGACGATAGCGCAATGGAAATGATCGAACGCAAGTTTGAGGAAGCGGGTTACACCGTTCCACAAATTGTATTCTGGAACCTAAACGCAAGTGACAACGTTCCAGTCAAGTCAGACAAGAGTGGTGCGGCACTTGTAAGTGGATTTAGTCCAAGCATCATGACAGCTTTGCTGTCAGCTGATTTGGATCAGTTCACTCCAGAAGGTATCATGCTTAAGACTGTAATGGTCCCACGCTACGACCTTTAAAAATAAGTGTTGTAGAAATACAACAGTTTTTGGTAGGGCCTTAGGGCCCTATTTTTTTAACTTGACGTAACCAAATTTTGGTGCTATAATAAGACTATGATGAAACAAAATCTTACCAAAATTCGAGAAGTGTTTGAACAGTTGGGCCATGAATGGGTCGAACCCTATAGCACTACTGAAGGTGCAATTAACCGAGAAGAAGTAGGCAACCACAGAGGCTTGTACTACATCTACCCTGAAGTTAATTTCTATTTTGGTAAAGCGGCGACCAATACTGTAATCAATCGCCATATGACACATCGTCCAAAATTAGATGTTGATTTGGCTACATTGTACAGTACGCCTGTTGAAAAAGTGGAACCCAAATGGATGTTCCCAGAAGGATGGAAAGAGGGTGTCTGTAAATACATTATTGAAGGTGTGGAAGAAATTCCAAGTCACTATGTAAAGATTGGCAAAAAGCGAGTAGCACCAGGTGTGCTAGACTTTCCGGTGACACACAAAGTTAATGTAGACACACTTGAAGTACTAGTTTGGAATTTGGATCATTTGACCGCAGAACAAATTAGTGCTATTGAAGAAGCAGTAATTCCTGCAATTTGGCCTTACTGTAATAGTGAAACATATAGAAAAAGAAAGAGCGAAAGATTTGATAGAAGTAAAAAGCAAAACAGATTTAAAAGAATTTGAAACACTAGCCCTGGCAATGGACTGGGCAAAAGAAACAGGCGAGTTCGTTACTATTAAAATTAATGGAATGGAACTTGTAGGTAAGTTTGGTGCTGATAGCATTGTAGACGGCAAGTGTCCAGATGGAGTAGACTACACATGGAAAAAGCGCCGTTGATAGAAAAGAGAATAATGAGGCCCGATGGCTCTAAGTATATGACTGCTGTATACACTGGCGATACTATAGAGTTCAGAGACTTTGCCGCTAATAACATTACAGTTAGATTCGACGCAAAGGTAATGGACCAACTTATTCCTTTTTTACAGGAAGCTAATTTTTGGAATAAAGTAAAGGAGTAAAAATGCCTTGGATTCAAAATTGTGCGGCAGATGATATTCCAAAAGGATTTCATGTTGCCGTGAAAGAAAACAGTATGCTGATCCAAATTATGGATCCAGCCAGCTGGTTTCCTACTCCAAAACATCAATTTAAAGAAGTTCATCAGTTTGAATTTCTAGATGTCGAAGAGCAGGATCATGTAGACGACGAAGCTATGAAGTGTAGTCATGAGCAGGCCGCAGAGCTTGTTCGTTTGCTACAACACGCATTGGACAATCACATGGATGTTATTGTTCATTGCTTTGCAGGTATTTGCCGGTCGGGTGCGGTCTGTGAGGTTGGAGTCATGATGGGATTTCAAGACACTGAAAGATTCCGTATGCCCAACCTGCTTGTAAAGCATCGCATGATGAAAGCTCTAGGCTGGACATACGATGCTGACGAAAAGCCAAACGTAGATGATTGGCGAACATTTAGAAACGATTTTTAAGAAAGGAGGGCAATATGCCTAGCGTATTTTTAGTTAGCGACACGCACTTTGGTCATGCTGGTGTATGCCGCTTCACACGTAACGATGGTTTTACAAAGTTAAGACCATGGACTGATCCAGATGAAATGGATGAGGCAATGATCAAGGCTTGGAACGAAAAAGTCAAGCCCACGGATAAAGTTTATCATTTAGGCGACGTGGTTATAAACCGCAAGGCATTAAAAGTTTTGTCTCGCTTAAATGGTGATAAGGTCTTGATCCGTGGTAACCATGACATTTTTCGTGACGATGAATATAGACAATACTTTCGTGAGTTACGTGCATACCACGTTATGAACGGAATGATCTTGTCGCATATTCCGGTCCACCCGGATAGTTTAGGCCGCTTTGGTGTAAACATCCACGGACACTTACACGCCAACCGTGTAAAGAAAATGCGTGGTGTTGATGTTCGTACTGGAGAGATCTTGTACAGTGATGAGAACGATCCTCGTTACCATTGCGTTTGCGTAGAGCAAACACCAGACTTTGCTCCTATGTTGTTTGAAGACGTTATTAAGCGTATTGAAGCAGAAGGCGGTGAAGTTGGTTTTAAGAACGGCAACGGACCTACGATGTAAGGAAGAAGAATGTCTTATCGTGAATATTATTTTAAACAAATGATTAGGAGCGGTAAGGCATTCTTAATCTATTCTAAGGGCTTTATTTTGAATAGGAAAGTATAATGTATATTACACGAACAGAAGTAGAAAAAATTCTAGCAGTTATGGAAGAATTTCCTGATGCTAGATGGTATAAATTAGAAGCAGACAATTCCAGTGGTATTGGTAGTGTGCTTACATTAACCATGGACATGGATATTGGCACACGTAAATCTCTAGTAACAGTAGATATAGCAGGAGTGGAGGATTGGTAATGCCTAAATGTTATCAACTTATTGGAGTCCCAGGTAGTGGAAAATCTACATGGGTCTGGAACCAGGATTGGATTTCTGGTATGGAGTACGTGTCTACTGATCACCATGTAGAGGAATACGCCAAAGCTCAAGGCAAAACCTATTCTGAAGTGTTTACGGAATTCATGCCTAAAGCAGTTGAACTGATGGCTGCAGAAGTTGTAGAAGCACGTACAGAAGGTCGAGATATTATTTGGGATCAAACTAGCACTACTGTCAAAAGTCGTGCTCGTAAGTTTAATATGCTTCCAGACTATTATCATATTGCCGTAGTGTTTCGTACACCAGAGCATAAAGAACTTATGCGTCGATTGATGAGCCGTCCAGGCAAAGAGATCCCAGATCATGTTATTGCCAGCATGATTGCCGGTTGGGAAGATCCAACCGAAGAAGAAGGCTTCAAAGAAATTTGGTACATATAACCAAAAAGCGTTGACTGTATGTGTCTTTAAG